AATACTATGCGAGCTCGAACTCAATTACCCCGAGTAGAGTTAGATGTTAATTGTGACACTCAAGGCAGATTACGTATTCCGTATGTTTCTTGTCATGCTTTTACTCCGTTAGTAGCAACTACTTCTGGAGTGCCATTAGGTCAAGTAGCTTTGGTTAGATTAGCTCCTTATGAGCCAGTTTACGCTCCGGCTGGATCCAATACAGTTCCATATACAATATGGCATCATTTCGAAGACGTCAAATTGATAGGTGCTGCAAAGCCCCAAATGGGATCTCTATCTGATAGAGAACTTACTAAGGCCGGAAAAGGACCTTTAGAATCTACGGCTTTGGCTGTGTCGCATGTTGCAGGGATTTTATCCAACGCTCCAGGTTTAGACACATATGCTAAACCAATGAAGTGGCTAGCGGACTTGACTGCTTCTACTGCCTCCAATTTTGGTTGGGCCAAACCGTTAGACGCTGCTCCGGTTATGAGATCTCTTCGAGTTACTGCTCCCTTTATGGGAAATGTTAACGCTGTCGATAGTGGATTCTCATTAGCGGCTACTACCGACAATTCTGTATCTGTGCTCCCTGGTTTCGGGGGGACAAACGTTGATGAGTTGGATATAGTAAGCATAGCAACCAGACCCGCATGGGTTTCTAGCGCATTGTGGGGAACTGAAATGGTTTATGGTGACGTGGTGTTCACAGCCCCATTGTGTCCAAACCCATTTCCAAAGTCACGAAGTATTGCAGGTGCATTAACGATCTATGATCATACACCGGCTTCCTTTATTGCTGAACTTTTTCAGTATTGGAGAGGTTCTCAAGTGTTCACATTTAAAATGGTGAAAACAAAGTTTCATTCTGGCAGATTGCTAGTAACATTTTCCCCGTCCGTATGGGCTATTGGTGAAACTCCTTCCACTATTGCCGATTCATCCTATGAATATCGTACGATCATTGATATCCGAGAGGAGTCAACATTTACAATTCAAGTGCCATATACATGTTCACAACAGTATCTCCGCTGCAAACGCTCCGGTAGTGCTAGTAATGAATCATTTGGTAGAATTCAGGTTATGGTGCTCGATCCGTTGGTGGCTCCCGCCACTGTAGCGAATTTCGTAGGTATACTTGTGGAGCATTCCATGGGTGCAGACAGCGAATTCGCTTCGCCATATCGCACAGACATGTTACCTGTTTTAGGAGCCACACCTGAGATGGGTGACCCCTGCGATATTACTACCGGCACTATTGGATCGTCCAAAGTCAACGTTAATGATGGGTTGATGGCTAGTTCAGTAATGGGCGAGAAGATTATATCTCTTCGACAATTGCTCAAAACTTTTACTGTACTACAACCATTTGTAGGTCCACCAGCCACAACAGGATGTGTTAACCTCATTCCTTTTGGATCTAGTGTACTTACTGTTGGACAAGGACTTCCTGAGCATTCAGGGGATTTGTACTCAGCATTATCAGGTTGTTTCAATATGGTAAGAGGTGGTATACGCTTCAAGGTACTTATGCCAAATTCGTCTGGATCATGGCCGTGGATGGCAGCTCTCTATCAAGAAAGCTTTGCAACCCCTCCGGTCGTACCGGAGAATTCTGTGGTAATTCGATCCAATTCAAATTATGCTGGTGAAGGACCAGGGCTTGTAGCCTCGGTCAATCAAACCGGATATAATCTCCATTTGATATCTCAAAATGCTTGTGTAGAGTTCTCTGTCCCCCAGTATGGAATGTACCACTCGCGACCAACAGCATCCCACGTAGTGGGTGATACCTACGCGTACGATACTGATGGTTGGTCAACAGCTAATAGATCCCGTGTATCAGTCTTCACACCAAATGCTACTAAAGCAGGCTTTGTGGTAACCCGTGGTGGAAGTGACGATACAAATTTTTCAGGATTTATTTCAATACCTCCTATGTATAGGGGTATTAATATGCTCTGGTCCTCTTAAGGAAATAGTGTGGCTCACCATACTTGAAATATCCGACATTCATGTGTCTCCGGATTGTGGATCGCAATCAAATCCTGTAAACAGGAAATGGTAATCATTTACCGCGAGATTCATTTCCGTACCTCCTATGTATAGGGGAACGGTCTCGAAC